TCTATTAATTTGTCTATAGGCATGTGAACTTTCTGTATATTTATGATAACACTTAATATTTATGATTTTAGAGAACTGTAAAATAATAAATAGATTCAATATGGCTAAACCCATAATTAATATTGAACCAATATCTAGGAGATAAAAGATGCCTTTTACAGTTAGTCCGGGCGTTGTAACCAAAGAAATCGATTTAACTACTGTCGTACCTGAAGTTTCTATGACCGAGGGTGGATATGCGGGACCGTTTAGGTGGGGACCTGCTTATGAAAGAACAGTAGTCTCTAATGAAACAGAATTAGCAGGTATCTTTGGTAAACCAGACGCAGCGACATATAAATCATTTTTTACTGCTGCAAGTTATCTCGCATATTCGGCGAATCTTAAAGTAGTTCGTACACCTAATACATCCGATGTTAAGAATGCAACAATGGATGCCTCAAATACAGTTTATATTGCAAATGACGAAGTATATGAAAATACATATGATCCACAAATGGGTGGTACACAGAATGATGATTATGGCCCATTTGTAGCAAAATATCCTGGCGCATTAGGAAACAGTTTAAAGGTTTCTATGTGTGGAGCTTCTAAAGCAAATACAAATTCTGATGGTACACTTAATAGTAATACAGATATTGCACTTACAGGAACATCAGCTTGGACACAATCTGGTGGAGCTCTTGCCGGATCGGGATCAGCATATTTAACAGAATTAAGTGTAGGAGATGTTATTGTAGTAGGTGGTCAAACATTAGTAATACTTACAATTACAAATGATACCACAGCAACAGCTGGTAGTGCATATGGATCAGATATCGGCGCAGCTGCAGCTGTTCGTAAAAAGAGATCAGCTTTCTCAGAACCATCTACTCAAATGATAGGAACTGCAGCCGTATCTGCAAATGGTACTGTTATAACAGGAACAAACACTCAATTTAATACACAATTAAATGTGGGTGATATTATAACAATAAGTTCCACTACAGATGAAAGAAAAGTTACCGCAGTTACTAATGCTACTTCAGCAACAGTTTCAGAACCTTTTGTAACTGCTTCTGCAGCTAGTGCATGGTCAAGAAAATGGGAATATGCAGATTCATTTGATGATGAACCTACTACTACATCACATGTAGCAAAAAATGGAGGTTCATTTGATGAAATTCATATAGTTGTTGAAGATGAAGACGGAGAATTTTCTGGAGCAGCAGGAACTGTAGTTGAAACATTTTCTGGAGCATCAGTTTGTTCTGGCTCTAAATCAGAAGATGGCCAAAGTAATTATTACAAAGATATAGTTAATCGAGGATCAGCTTTTGTTCGTTGGATGGATCATGATTCTGCTGGCGATGCAGATGCGAATTATGGTACTTCTGCATGGGGTGGAGCTTCAACTGCATCATTTAATGCAAAAGGAATTATTGTTACTTCAAGTTTGACTGGAGGTAGTGATGGCTCAGCTTCAACTGAAGGAAATGTACAAACTGGATTAGATGAATTTAAAAATACAGAAGAAGTTGATTGTACACTCTTAATAACTGGAGATGCATCAGCTGCCACACAAATTTATGCAATTAATAATATTGCAGAATATCGTAAAGATTGTGTAGCATTTGTTTCACCATTACAAGCACATGTTGTTAATAATGCCGGTCAGGAACTCAATGATGTAAGAGGACATAGAGATTCAATGCCTAGTTCATCTTATGCAGTCATGGATTCTGGATGGAAGTATATGTATGATAAGTACAACGATGTTTATCGATATGTTCCATTAAATGGTGATATTGCAGGATGTTGTGCTTTCACAGATGACACCCGTGATCCTTTTTGGTCACCAGCGGGAGCAGTAAGAGGTAATATTAGAAATGCTATTAAGTTGCCTTTTAATCCAAATAAAACACAAAGAGATGGTCTCTATAAGAAAGGGGTTAATCCTGTAGTTGGAATGCCGGGTCAAGGAATCTTACTATTTGGAGATAAAACTCTATTATCAAAACCTTCTGCGTTTGATAGAATCAACGTAAGACGATTGTTTATTCTTTTAGAAAAATCAATTGCTAATATGGCTAAATCTTTCTTGTTTGAATTCAACGATGCATTTACCCGTTCAAGATTTGTTGGTACAGTAGAACCATTCTTGCGAAATATTAAAGCAAGACAAGGTGTTCAAGATTTTGCTGTTATTTGTGACGAATCTAACAATACAGGCGATGTTATAGATCGTAACGAATTCAGAGGAGATATTTACGTAAAACCATCACGTTCAATTAACTTTATTCAATTACAATTCGTAGCAGTACGTTCCGGAGTTGAATTTAGTGAAATTACCGGTGGATAAGTAATATAAATAATAATATAAAGATGAGGGAAGACGATAACTTGCGAAGGCAGTACTTGTAAAAAAGACTCCCTCATCTTTTAATTTTTAATCGTTATCGGCGCGAAAGCGTTTAAAGGAGTAAAATGGCACAAGATTTTTCAGTTTCTTCCTTTTTGGGAGGATTCAAACAGGGTGGAGCATTACAATCATTATTTCAAGCAAGTATAACTGCTGCACCATCAGGATTGAACTTTCCTTCGGAAACAAAGTTTATGATTAAAACTTCAAGTTTCCCAGAATCAACAATAACAGCAAATGAAATTGCTTTTATGGGTCGTACTATAAATATTCCCGGAAATAGAGAATCACAGCAATGGACTACAGAACTTTATAATGATGAAGATCATAAAATTCGTGGTCAATTATTAAAATGGTTGGATAATATAAATACACATGCGGAAAATACAAGAAAAGCAGGTTGGATTAGTTTAGCATCTTATACAGGAACTCTTTATGTAGAGCAACATACTAAAGAAGCTAAAAGACCAACAAATACTGCACATTTCTATAATGCATGGCCATCATCAGTCGGTGAAATTTCTCTTGATTGGGAAACTAATGAATTACAGACTTATGAAGTAACATGGGAATTTTCTTACTGGACACAAACTGGAACAGGAGGAAATGTAGGATCAACAGGCGGCGGCCCGGCCGGGGGACCATAACAAAAATAACATAGGAAAAAATGTATGGCTATTGAATTATTTGGATTTTCTATAGGAAGAATTGATAAGGACGCGAAAAAGAAAAAATCTTTTTCGCTTCCGGAACCAGAAGACGGCGCACTTGAAATTGGCCCCACCGGAACTGCATACGGTACGTATGTAGACCTTGAGGGTTTCGCAAAAAATGAATTAGAATTGATCAAAAAATATAGGGATATGGCATCATTTCCCGAATGTGATCAAGCAATAGATGATATTATTAATGAGGCGGTTGTTGTTAATAGAGAAGAATCTCCTATTAGTATAAGTCTAGAGAAATCAAATTTATCAGCTGATATTAAAGATAAAATACAAATCGAATTCAAGGAAATAGTACGTTTACTTGATTTTCGTAAAGTCGGATACGAATTACTTAAGAAGTGGTATGTTGATGGTAGAATGTATTTTCAAATTATCATTGATACTAAGAACCCTAAACGAGGTATCTTAGAGTTACGCCCAATAGATCCATTAAAGATAAAAAAAGTTAGACAACCTAAAATAAAACAAGGTGCGAAGGGTCCGGAACTTGATACTTCCGAATTTCAAGAATATTATTTGTTCAATGAAATGGGAATTACACACTCCGCAGGCGGGCAAACAATACAAATTTCTGCTGATACCGTTTCTTATGTACATTCTGGAATATTAGATCCCGAAAAGAAATTAGTATTAGGTCATTTACATAAAGCAATTAAACCTCTCAATCAATTACGAATGATAGAAGATGCGGTTGTCATCTATCGTATCTCACGTGCACCAGAAAGAAGAATATTCTACATTGATGTAGGTAACCTACCAAAAGTCAAAGCAGAACAATATTTACGTGATATTATGAACAAATACAAGAATAAACTTGTATATGATTCACAAACTGGCGATATTAAAGATGATCGTAAGCACATGAGTATGTTAGAGGATTACTGGCTACCACGAAGAGAAGGTGGTAGAGGTACAGAAATTTCAACATTACCTGCGGGAGAGAACCTTGGTGAATTAGCTGATGTTGAGTACTTTAAGACAAAATTATACAAAGCACTTAATGTTCCTCCTTCCAGATTAGAACAAGATTCTGGTTTTATTCTTGGTAGAGCAGAAGAGATTTCAAGAGATGAAGTAAAATTTACACGTTTTATTGAAAGATTAAGAAATAGATTTCAAATGGCGTTTGATGATTTGTTGGAAAAACAATTAATACTTAAAGGTATAATTGCTTCTTCTGATTGGAAACTTATAAAAAATGAACTAATATACGAGTGGCAATCCGATTCTCATTTTATGGAATTGAAAGATTCACAAATGATGAAAGAAAGATTGTCTATATTAGTTCAGGATATGGGTTATAGAGAAGATGTTGTTGGTAAATTCTTCTCAATGGAGTATATAAATAAACATATACTCAAGTTATCTCAAGAGGAAATAGATGAAATTAAACAACAAATTGAAACTGAAAAAATGGAAAATCAACCAGCTGAGGGTGAAGAATCGCAAGATCAATGGTCAGAGTTTGATCCATCAGACGGAAAACCTGATTTGAAGGTTATTAGTGGTTAGAAAATTTATAAATAGTATAAATATAATAGATTAATAGGAGAATATATGTCCGAAGCAACTGCCATTGAAAATGTTGTATCATTAGCCGCAACGGGTGATGCTGCACAAGTAAAGGATGCAATTAGTAATGCACTACAACAAAAAGTTATGGTAGCATTAGAAGATAGAAAAAAAGAAATTGCAAGTTCCTTTTTACATAAGAATGAAACTGCAGAAGTGGAAGAACCCACAGCTGAAGCATCTACGGAGGAAGTAACAAATGGCTGATGCAGTAACAAGTCAAAAATTATTAGACACAGAAACAAGAACTGTATATAAATTTACAAATGTTTCAGATGGTTCGGGTGAAACGGACGTTAAAAAGATTGATTTGTCCCAACTTAATTGGGCTATACATACGATGACACTTTCTGCCGCATCTACAGAAAATTTTAAAATTGGTGAAGTTATAACAACTGATGCAACTGAACATTTTCTTGTTACTGGATTTACTGCTGGAGCAAGTACTGTAAATGTTATAGGATGGGATAATACAAATAAGAAAGCTACACCAATATTAACTAGTATGTCAGCTGGAGATGCGATTGTCGGTGGGGTTTCTGGATCACATACAGAAACAGTAGCAAATAGTGGTAACTTTACAGAACTTGATTATGATGTTATAGTTAATAAAATGCAATGGATATGTAATGGAATGCAAGTAAATGTAGAATGGGACGGATCTACTGCAGAAACATTAATAGCCGGATTAAGTGGTAATGGTGTTTATAATGGAAATAATTTAGAATTTCCTGCTATTCCGATAAATGCATCAGGAGATTCAGGAAATGTCTTAGGAGATATACAATTTTCAACAGCTGGAGCAGCATCGGGAGATACTTATACTATTTGGATTGAATTATCCAAAAAGCCATCAGGTTATAATACTCCACATTATGAACATAATTCTACTCTAGGATTTCCTGTTGATTATAAAGTAGGAAATAGGCCATAAGAAAGGGAAAACTATATGTCTAGGGCGAGACGAAATTCAATATTAAAATATACAGATTGCAAGATGTTATCCGATTATCCTACCACTAAACAAAGTGAATGGAAAACATATAGACAGGAATTAAGAGATATGGATTTTTCTGATCCAGATAATATAACTTGGCCAACACCACCTGATGAATCAGAAGGGGAAGAATGAAATTAATTTGCGAAACATTAGAAGATGTAGAATTTATATGTGAAAGTACAAAAAAAGGAAAAAATTACTTTATAGAGGGTGTATTCATGCAAGCCAATGTAAAGAATCGTAATGGTCGGTTGTATCCTAAAGAAATATTACAGAAAGAAGCCAGAAGGTATGATCAAAATTATATAAAACAATCAAGAGCTTTCGGCGAATTGGGACATCCAGAGGGACCTACAGTAAATTTAGAGAGAGTTTCACATTTAATTACAGATTTAAAAGAATCTGGAGATAATTTTGTAGGCCGAGCAAAGATAATGGATACTCCTTACGGAAAAATTGTAAAGAACTTAATTGATGAAGGTGCCCGTTTGGGTGTTTCATCAAGAGGTATGGGTTCATTGAGACCCATGGGGCGTAATTGTAGTCAAGTACAAGATGATTTTTATCTTGCTACTGCTGCAGATATTGTTGCCGACCCTTCAGCACCACAAGCATTTGTAAATGGTGTTATGGAGGGTAAAGAATGGATCTGGGATAACGGTATTCTTGATGAACGCCACATTGCCCGAATCGAAAAATCTATGAAATTGAAATCTACAACTGAAAGCCAAACAAAAGCTTTTGAAAATTTTATGTCAAAATTATGAATTTACTAAATATAATAAATAATTGTACACATTTACCCTTTTTAAGTAAATGTAAACAACTAACAAAATTAGGAGACCTTAATGTCTGAAGAAATTTTAGAACAAGAGTCTGAAGAGATTACAGAAGAAGAACTTTCGGAAAAAGCAAAAGCGAAAGTTGAGCAAGATTCTTCAGACGAACCAGAAGATGAAGAAGAAGTAGAAGAAAGTAAAACT